GGCTGGAGGCGGACATGCATCGCCCGTGTTTGCGCAGCACGGGAACGGCCCTGCCGGGTATTCCGGCGGGCGGGTCGGTGCGGCTGCGGTTTGATGCCGGGATGGGGGCCGACTGGGCCGATCTTCCCGCGGATTTGCAGCAGGCGGCGCTGATGTTGGCGGCGCATTACTATGAGTATCGCAACGACACCGGGCTCAGCGAAGGATGCATGCCCTTTGGGGTCAGCAGCCTGATCGAACGGTACAAGACCATTCGCATCGGGGCACGGGCATGAGCGTGCCGGTTTTATCCCATGCTTTGATCCTCGAGGGGCCAGAGCGGGTAAGTGATGGCGCAGGCGGCTATGCCGAGGGCTGGATCGCGCTCGGCACCCTATGGGCGCAGATCACCGCCCGCACAGGCCGGGAAACGGCGCAGGGCGGTGCGCCGGTGAGCCGGGTATCACACCGGATCGTGGTGCGCGGCGCGCCCTACGGCAGCTCTGAGCGGCCCAAACCGCAGCAGCGTTTGCGCGACGGAGATCGGGTGTTTGTCATTCAGGCCGTGGCCGAATGGGATGGTGCGGGGCGTTACCTGACTTGCTTTGCCGATGAGGAGGTGGTGGTATGAGTTTTGCACTTTCCGGGCCCTTGCAGGCTGCGATTTATGACGCTTTGCGCGCAGATCCTGCGGTGACGGCCCTTGTCGGGGACGCGGTTTATGACGCGGTGCCATCGGGCGCTTTGCCGGAGCTTTACGTGCGGCTTGGTAGCGAGATGGTTGAAGATGCATCAGATTGCAGCGGTGCGGGTGCGGTGCATGTGGTGACCATTTCGGTGATCACCACGCGGCCGGGGTTTGCCGATGCCAAGGCGGCAGCAGGCGCGGTGAGCGATGCGCTGCATGATGCGGACCTGACATTGAGCCGGGGGCGGTTGGTGAGCCTTTGGTTTGAAAAGGCAAAGGCGCACCGGATCGACGCGGTATCAGCGCGGCAGGTTGATATGCGGTTTCGGGCACGGGTTGAAGACGGCTAGGGCCACCCGTCAAGATTTTTACGGACAATCACAGGAGATACGACATGGCTGTTCAAGCAGGCAAAGACCTTTTGGTCAAAATCGATATGACAAGCGACGGGCAGTACGAGACCATTGCAGGCCTGCGGGCCACGCGGATCAGCTTCAACGCGGAAACGGTGGATGTGACCGCGCTTGATAGCGAAGGCGGTTGGCGTGAGTTGCTGGTTGGAGCAGGTGTGCGATCTGCGTCGATCAGTGGATCAGGTGTGTTCCGCGATGCGGGCACGGATGAACGGGCGCGGCAGTTGTTCTTTGACGGACTGACGCCAGATTTTCAGATCATCATTCCCGATTTTGGCGTGGTGCAGGGGCCGTTTCAGGTCACGGCGCTAGAGTATGCGGGCGCGTTGAATGGTGAGGCAACTTATGAGCTGAGCCTGCAATCGGCGGGCATGCTGACCTTTACCGCTGATGTGGTGGTGGTCTGAGCATGGCGAACCGTTGGCGGGGGGAAGTGGCCCTCACGGTCAATGGCCAGCGCCACCTGGCGCGGCTGTCTTTGGGCGCTTTGGCGGCGTTGGAGGAGACGCTTGAGGTCGGATCGCTTGTGGCGTTGGTGGAGCGGTTCGAGACGCGGGCGTTCTCCAGCCGTGATGTGCTAGCGCTGCTGGGCGCCGGATTGCGCGGCGGCGGCGCTGATTTAAGTGATGCAGATCTGGCTGGGGCCGAGATCGAAGGCGGCCCTGTTGCCGCTGCCAAGGCGGCGGCAGAGCTGCTGGCGCGGGCGTTTGTGGTGCCGGAGTGAGCGACCCAGTGGCATGGCCGGCATTAATGCGGACGGGCCTGCATCAGCTGGGATTGGCACCAGAGGTGTTTTGGCACCTGACCCCGGCGGAGTTGCAGATGATGCTGGGCAAGGCCGGATCACGCCAACCGATGACACGTGGCGGGTTGGATGCGCTGATGGATGCTTATCCCGATCAAGCAAAAGGAACACGAGATGGCGGATAACAACAACTTTGATCAGTTGAACGGCAAAGCGGCGGGGCTGAACGGGACATTGGCGCAGACCAGCGTTTTGGTCAGCGGTTTTGACAGTGAATTGCGCAGGATGCGGGTGTCTTTGGCGGCGACGGGCAAGGACATGGCGACGATGGAGCGCGGTTTGAGTCGCGGCTTGCGCAAGGCCTTTGACGGGGTGGTGTTTGACGGCATGAAGCTGACCGATGCGTTGCGCAGTGTGGCGCAGACGATGGCGAACACAGCCTATAACGCAGCGATCAAGCCTGTGACGCAGCATATTGGCGGTCTGATCTCGCAGGGGGTCGGAACGTTGGTGCAGAACGTCCTGCCGTTTGAGCAGGGCGCGCCGTTTTCGCAAGGGCGGGTGATCCCATTTGCGAGGGGCGGCGTGGTGAACGCGGGACGGGTGCAAAGTGGCGGCGGCGGCGGGATCGTGGCTGGCCCCACCCATTTCCCGATGCGCGGCAGCTATGGGTTGATGGGTGAGGCCGGGCCCGAAGCCATCATGCCACTGGCCCGCGGGGCAGATGGCAAATTGGGCGTTCGCGGCGGCGGGGGGAGCGGCGATGTCCATGTGGTGATGAACATTACGACCCCGGATGTGCAGGGGTTCCAAAGATCACAAAGCCAGATCGCCGCGCAGATGAGCCGCGCCCTGAACGCGGGCAGCCGCAACCGTTAAGCCAGGAGACAGACATGACATTTCACGAGATCAGGTTTCCGGCCAGCCTCAGCTTTGGGTCTGTTGGCGGCCCGCAGCGGCGCACCGATGTGGTTACGCTTGCCAACGGGTTTGAGGAGCGCAACACGCCTTGGGCACATTCGCGGCGGGTTTATGATGCAGGTCTTGGCATGCGGTCGATTGAAGATTTGCAGGTGCTCATTGGGTTCTTTGAGGCGCGGATGGGTCAGATGCACGGCTTTCGTTGGAAAGATTGGGCGGATTACACGTCTGGTACAGGTTCGGCAGAGGTGGCTTTTGATGATCAGACTATCGGGTTTGGTGATGGCGAAACTTCTGCCTTTCAATTGATCAAGACCTACAGGTCCGGCGCACAAAGTTATGCCCGTCCGATCAAGAAGCCCGTCTCAGGCACGCTGCGCATCGGTGTTGAGCAGGACAGCCTGCAAGAAGGCGTGGACTACGAAGTAGATCTGGTCACAGGCATCGTAACCTTTGTGCATCCACCTGATCCGGGGATGGAAATTCTGGCAGGTTTCGAATTTGACGTGCCGGTGCGGTTTGACACAGACCGTATTCTGACCTCAGTGGCCAGTTTTCAAGCTGGACAAGTGCCGAATGTGCCCGTGATCGAGGTGCGGATCTGATGGGCGCCGGCAAACAGGAGCTTTTGGATCATGCGGCAACCGGGCTGACAACCATGTGTCACGCTTGGGCGATTGAGCGGAAAGATAGCAAGGTCTTTGCCTTTACCGATCACGATTTGCCTTTTTCCTTTGAGGGGTTTGTTTTTCAAGCCGACGCTGGTTTGAGTGCAAGAGCGATTGCCCAAACCACTGGGCTGGCCGTGGACAACACTGAGGCGTTGGGCGCACTGAGCCATGCGTCTATTCGCGAGGACGACATTGATCAGGGTCGCTTTGATGGGGCCAAGGTCAGGGCATGGTTGGTGAACTGGCAACAGCCGGAACAGCGGATGCTGAAATTTTCCGGCAGCATCGGAGAGTTGCGCCGCATTGACGGAGCGTTTCGCGCCGAGTTACGTGGATTGACCGAAGTTCTGAACCAGCCGATGGGGCGGGTTTACCAAAAGCCTTGCACGGCGGTTTTGGGGGATGGCACCTGTCGGTTTGATCTAAGCCAGCCGGGGTATCGCGAGATCCGCGCGGTGGAGCAGATCAAAGACCACCGGCTTCTCAGTTGGGACAATTTTGAGGGATACGGCGAGGGCTGGTTCGAACGGGGCCGTCTGGAGGCGCTGGATGGCGCGGCGGCGGGGCTTTGGTCGATGATCAAACATGATAGGATCAAGGGCGGCAAGCGGGTGATTGACCTGTGGGAGCCATTGCGCGCGGGGCTTGCATCCGGTGACACGGTGCGGCTGGTTGCTGGCTGCGACAAACGGTTGGAGATCTGCAGACTCAAGTTTGACAATCTGGTCAATTTCCAAGGCTTTCCTGACATTCCGAGCGAGGACTGGGTGGTTGCTGTGCCAAAATCCAAAGGGGCCAACACCGGAGGATCGCGGCGATGACAGCGCAGGGCGATCAGGTGGTGTTGGCCGCACGCCGTTGGATCGGCACGCCTTATGTGCATCAAGCCGGCACCAAAGGTGCGGGCTGTGATTGTTTGGGGCTGATCCGGGGGATCTGGCGTGAGCAGTTTGGCGCGGAACCCGAGAGCGTGCCTGCCTATTCGATGGATTGGTCCGAACCACAAGGGCAAGAGCGGCTTTGGGCGGCGGCGTTGAGGCATCTGCAGGCCAAGAGGTTGGGAGAGGCGGCGCGGGGCGATGTTGTACTGTTTCGGATGCGCCAGGGTTCGGTTGCCAAACATCTGGGTGTGCAGTCCGATACCGGCCACCGTGCCCGTTTTATACATGCCTATGCGCGGCATGGCGTAACAGAAAGCCCACTGTCCAAGCCCTGGCGCAGGCGCATCGTTGCGCGGTTTGAATTTCCTCAAGGAGCCTTGTGATGGCAACATTGTTATTTTCCGCAGCCGGCGCTGCATTGGGCGGATCAATTGGCGGTACATTCGCTGGGCTGTCGTCAGTGGCCATTGGCCGGGCTGTTGGCGCGACTTTGGGCCGGGTTGTAGATCAACGTTTGTTGGGACAGGGCGGTGATGCAGTCGAGACCGGAAAGGTCGACCGGTTTCGCCTGACCAATGCCGGTGAGGGCGCCGCGATTGCACAGGTTTATGGTCGAATGCGCATGGGTGGTCATGTGATCTGGGCGTCTGATTTTATCGAAACGGTGGCTGTGTCCGGTGGCGGCAAGGGCAGCCGGCCATCGCCTGAGGTGTCCGAGCACAGTTATGCGGTGAGCCTTGCGATTGGAATCTGCGAAGGCCAGATCACCCGTATTGGCCGGGTTTGGGCAGATGGCGAAGAGGTCGCGCCGAAAGACCTGAACATGCGGGTGTATGAAGGCACGCCGGATCAATTGCCGGACCCCGTGATGGAAGCAATTGAGGGACCGGGCCGGGTGCCTGCCTATCGCGGTACGGCCTATGTGGTGATGGAAGATCTGTCCTTGGCACAATTTGGCAACCGGATACCGCAATTTTCCTTTGAGGTGATCCGGCCCGAACAACCGGGTGCGCCAGGGTGGGAGCATACCCCAGCATTTGGAGTGCGAGGTGTGGCGATTATCCCTGGGACAGGTGAGTATGAATTGGCGACGTCACCAGTAAATTATGATCTGGGGGATGGCGTGCTGCAGAGTGCCAATGTTTCAACCCCTGCAGCAGAGCCCGACTTTGCCCATTGCGTTGAGGCCGTTACCGAAGAATTGCCAAATCTTGACGCGGTGTCACTGGTGGTGTCTTGGTTCGGCGATGATCTGCGCTGCGGGGAATGCACGGTTCGGCCAAAAGTTGAGCAACGGGAGGTCGACAGCCCCGAGATGCCTTGGACCTCAGGCGGGGTCGATCGCGCTGACGCTGAAGTAATTGTGCAAGATGACGGGCGTCCGGTTTATGGTGGCACCCCGTCTGATGCCTCTGTGATCGAGGCTATTGAAGCGCTGAACGCGGCGGGCAAGGCGGTCATGTATTACCCCTTTATCCTGATGGACCCGTACAAAGGCAACGATCTGCCTGACCCCTACAGCGACAACGGGTTTCAGCCCGATCTGCCTTGGCGCGGGCGCATCACGTTGTCTGAGGCACCGGGCCGGCCCGGAAGCCCGGATGGCACGGCGCAAGCAGCGGCAGAAGTCGATGGGTTCTTTGGCACCGCAACAGCTGGGGATTTTGCTGTCGAAGACGGGGTGGTCATTTATTCGGGGCCAGTGGAGTGGGGGTTGAACCGGTTCATTCTGCATAACGCAGCGCTTTGCCTTGCGGCGGGGGGGGTGGAGGCGTTTTGCATCGGATCTGAAATGCGCGGATTGACGCAGATCCGGGGCGCCGCGAACAGTTTTCCTGCGGTGCTGGCCTTACAAACATTGGCAACCGAAGTGCGCAGTCTTTTGGGCCCGCAGACCAAGCTAAGTTATGCGGCGGATTGGTCTGAATATTTTGGCCACGCTCCGCAGGATGGCTCCGGCGACCGGTTCTTTCATCTTGATCCACTTTGGGCCGATGCCAACATAGATTTCATTGGCATCGACAATTACATGCCCCTGGCGGATTGGCGGGATGAAGACGGTCATCAGGATGGCGAACACTGGGATGCGATCTATGATCTTGGTTATCTGAAATCGAACATAGAAGGCGGTGAGGGATATGATTGGTTTTATCACTCAGACGCCGCCCGTGCCGCGCAGATCCGCACCGACATTACGGATGATGATTACAACGAGCCGTGGGTGCATCGCTATAAGGATCTGCGCGGATGGTGGGAAAACACGCATCACGACCGGATAGGCGGTGTTCGGGCGGCGGTCCCGACGGCGTGGCAGCCGAAGTCAAAACCGATCTGGTTTACCGAATACGGCTGCGGTGCGGTGGACAAGGGTGCCAACCAGCCGAACAAGTTTCTCGACCGCAAAAGCTCCGAAAGCCTGCTGCCCAGGTTCTCAACCGGTGCGCGGGATGAGTTGATCCAGATGCAATATCTGCGAGCCATGT